GTGGTTGTTATGTGAACTCTACTTTGAACGTATGAGTCTCTTACTGTGCAATCGCATCCATATAAACCACCAGAAAAGGTATTATAATCTATTTGATTGAATAGTAGGTCACAACCACTGTTATGATGTAAATCATCTGGAGTAATACTTTCCAGATTTTGAAACCCGACAAATTTGTTTTTTTCTTTAAGGTCATAGTTTTTTACTTTCATTAACTCCCCATCCATCACAGGTTCAATAACAAATTGTCGATATGGTCTTCCTTGTTCATATGTATATGCCTGTTCGCCATATATTAAGTTATTACCAATATCTTTATGTATTAGTCTAATATGAGCATAAAACGTAGGGTTTTGAAATGCCTGTCGTTTGTTATCAAATGTTCCTATCAATAACTCTCTAAGTCTCTGTATACTCATCTTGTATGCCAAACTTTGATATCATAGAGATAAGTGTATCATATGGAATCCATGCAGGATCTTCATCCATAAATTGAACTTCAACTTCTTTGACATTTTTCTGTAGGAATCTGCTATAAGAAGTTCTTACATTCTTTACAAAAGACACTGGGTTAAACATTGATAAATTGTTTCTCCAATTATAAAACCCTCAACTAAAAAAGTCAAGGGTTTATTTCTTTATATAGATTTTTATTCAAGGTGGATGCTGATACTTCTTCATCTGATTGCTTGGATAATTGTTTACGTTTAAGTTAGAAAACCTCCCTACATACACGTTTACAAATATGGTCTTTGTCGTCGCAATCAATTAAGCATTCGTAATATTCTGTGATTTTATCGTTGTGGGAGTCTTGGTGTTCACCCGCCAACTGATTAAAAGGAATTAAGTTATGCATTAATTGTCTCCAAAATTTAATTTAATAATAAAAATAACGAAAAAGGTTTTAGTGCATCTTGTTCCTCCTAATTCTTCAATTATTTAGACAAGAAATGTCTGTATTCGCTGATACATTGTCTTTATCTTAACAAAAAGAAATGCCTACGTGATTGTACCTACTCTCCCATAATCATCCATTAATCTTACAATATCATCCTCTCTACACTCTCCAGTTTGAGTCTCAATAATAGTCATTCCTTCATCCCCTGCCCTTGCTCTATGTGGAGATGTTTCAACAATTACATATAAGTCTTCTGGTTTTGCATTGTATTCAGATCCATCAGTAATAACTATTCCACTCCCCTCTGTAATAACCCAAAATTCTTTTCTGTGGTTATGATATTGATAAGAGAAAGAACAGTTTGGTTTGAGATATAATCTTTTTACTTTATAATTTGGTTCATCCAATAAAACTTCATAATGTCCCCATGGTTTAATCACTTTTTCCATATACTATCTCCATTTCGTCAGTGGTTTTGTTACGTGTGGATTCTTTAGTGTTTTTACATAGTCTATCACTTCATCCCGCAATGCCATTAATTCATCAAAGCAACCTTGGTTATGTGCACAACCACGCAATTTAGTATTTGGTTCATATAATGATTCAAGTAGTAAAGTTCTACTACGATCCCATTTGTCGTGGTCAGATTCGTTGCTCATTTTTTCTTTCCTTTTGATTTTTTGTGTTGTGCTACAAAGTTTCTAGCAGAGGATTCATTGCGACAAAATTTTAAGATTTCACCCTCGTGTACAACTGCTATCTTTTTACCATCTGATGGTATTCCATAATATCCATCATTGGTAGCAAATCCTGCTTTACTATCCTTATAGAACCTAGCGATTGCTCTAAGTTCTTTTTGTTCGGGAGTTAAAGCCATTAGTCAAATACTGCTGTTGTAGAAACAATAGTTGCATTTGGGTTTCTTGCAAGAGCAACCTGTTGTGCATCATGGTAGTTTGCAGCATTTACTATTTCATTGAAAAGTTTTCCTGCTACCATTAATTGTACTTTAATTTTCATAGGAGTTTCCTTTTAATTATATATTCATTATAATACAGCATTCATTCAATGATGTCCATAATAGACACTTTGTAATCTGTCACTCTTTCCTGTATTAGTTTACCATACTCCTCGTGTAATTCGCAACCTATGTAATCTCTACCTAATTGTTTTGCCACCATTCCAGTAGTACCAGATCCCATGAAAGGATCTAAAATTATATCTCCCTTCTGACTCCCTGCTTTGATACAAGGTTCAATTAAATCAGGTGGGAAGCAAGCAAAGTGTGCTCCTTTATATGGTTTATTTGTTACTGTCCAGACAGATCGTTTATTCTTTGTTGGATATGATTTTGTAAGTCCCGAATGGGGTTGGAGTCCTGTTCCTTCGTTGTGGTATTTTCCGTTTGTTCTATCTCTTGTTCCCCAATCTTTTGCGGGTTCTTTGATTGCTTCATTGTCGTAATAGTATTTTTTATTCTTACTAAACAAAAATATATATTCGTGTGCTTTTGTACACCTATCCCTTACACTCTCTGGCATAGGGTTAGGTTTATGCCATATAATATCTTGTCTAAGATACCATCCATCTGCTCTCATTGCGAAGGCAAAGAGCCAGGGGATTCCAATAAGGTCTTTTTCTTTGAGTCCTGAGATTCTATTTCCTCTACGAGGACACACATCTGGTAAGTCTTGTCTAGTATTTGAGACAGTTTGTTTTGGAAGTCCCTGTCCCTTTCCTGGTCTGTAGTTATAGTAACTATCGCCAATATTAACCCAACAAGTTCCATCATCTGTGAGCACATTTCGCACCTCCTTGAATACGTTTACTAATTGTTCAATAAATTCATCAGGAGTTTGCTCCTGTCCAATTTGATTCTGCTCCCCACCATAGTCCCGAAGACCATAGTAAGGTGGGGATGTTACACACATCCTTGCAGGTTCATCAAATTGTTTGAGTGTCTCCCGACAATCTCCAAATAAAATAGTGTCTCTCAATTACATTAACCCCATAACAATTTTACTGAATCCTATTGTCAATAGGAATGCAAACATAATTACAACATCCCACATCTTGTTTTTTAGATAAAATGGTAGTGCAAGTAATTCAAAAGTTACATTAAGCATAGCACCAAAAAGAGTACTTACATGTAATGTAACGAAGTACCCTAGTATTATACCATATGTACCTATCATTCGGGCAATGACAATTAATCTGTCTGTTTTCATGATCTAATAACTGAAGTTGCTGCTTGTCCTTTGTTGAATACAGTATCAACAACTGCTTCAACCTTTCTTGCAGTTGAAATACCAACCTTAGAGTAAACTGGAACACATACAAGACCATAAACCTTGTCCTCTGCACCCTTACGGATTACTCTACCAATAGTCTGACTAATACCAATGTAGTCCATAGATCTCATAAACAATACTGCCTCAAGACCTTTTACATTGATGCCCTCTGAGAGGATGCTATGATGCAATACAACAAACTTTGTATCATCTACACCCCACTCGTTAAGTGTAGTAAAGAACTCTTCTCTACTAACCTTCTTACCATTGATGAAAGCACCTGTCTTAGCAGTAATAAACATCCAGTTGTATCCACGCATCTGTAAGTCGCAGACAAATGGAGTTTGAGATATCAAGTTAGTAATCTGCTTTGTAGACTTAGCACATATCAATACTTTGTCCTTCTGAATGTTATCAAGAGCATTGATCATTTGATCGCAATCAGCATCTACAACCAACTCGTCCTTCTCTAGTATTCTTGTCTTGTATACTGCAACCTTTGGTGGTAAGATATGTCCTTCCTCCACTAACTTAGGTGCAGGTACTTGGCAAATAACATTACCAAAGATATCAGCATCATTCATACCAACTTTAAGAGGTGTAAGAGAATGCTTTGGTGTAGCAGTAAAGAAGTATGCTCTTGCAGAATACATTGAAAAGTATTCTACTGCTTCAACGAAGTTCTTCTGAACTCCATTGTGTGCTTCATCAAAGTAGATTGTATCTACATTGATACCACTATCTACAATCTTATGTAATGAATGATATGTAGTAAAGATAAGAGTATTTGTATTCTTCTTTGCAAAAGAAAATAACTTGATGTCATCTACTTGAGTACTGCAGAAATATAGACTCTTACCAGTTAGATCGCCACTGTGAACGTGCATTACATCATCAGGATGAATATCAATCATTTCGCGGAACTCTGAGCATAACTGCTTTGCAAGTAATATACGTGGTGCAACTACTACAATAGTCTTAGGAGCACTCTTAAACTGATATATCGCATCTTCTATCATGCACATTGTTTTACCACCACCAGTAGGAACAATAACCTGCCCCTTAGTGTTAGATTGCATAGCAACTAAAGAGTCAATTTGATGTGGACGTAACTGCATAAGTTTCCTGTTGATATACTTATTATAATGGTAAAACTGCTAGACTTCTACTCTTAGAGGACACTTTCTTGGGTGGCACATCCAACTCTTCCATAATTATTTGTTTTGGTAGGAAGTTATAACAGTAATAACTACTGCTGAATGTAATCTTATCATTATCTCTACCATCAGGACTTAGAAACTTCATTCTCTTATCAAACATTAGTAATTGTAAATCCTTGTCTTTGAATAATTGTTTTGGTGCTGAGTCATTCAACCAAGTATTTGTCATAATGAAAGCAAATGGTTTATCAAATGATAATGCTCTCTCAAAGTATTTTCTTTTATTAGTAAAAGGTGGATTTGATACAATTACATCCCACTCATCAGGTTCATAATCAAAGAAGTTCTGACCTGTCCAAATATGAGATTCTATTACCTTATTAGTCTTTGAGATTTCCCTAACAAAATGACTCTCAAAGGTATCAAAAGGACACCAGACTATTGCATCCTTTGGAATATACTTGAGTATAGGTGTAACTCCATACAAAGGTGTGTAGCACTCATCATTGCTACCAGGTGAGTACATCAACTTACCACTATCTAATTCTTTCGCCATACTCCTTGATTTCTTTTTGACTAACACTTACACCGATTCTAGGATCTTTCTTATGTGATGTTCCCTGATCGAATTGTTTTTTGATCTTAGGTAATAGTATATCTAAAACAACATTACAAGTCAACTTCCATACTTCAGTAATTTTACCATCTTTGAATTTTGCATAGTAATGATTAGGATATTTTCCAATTTTATCTTCCTTAATATATTTCTCCTGTTCTTCCCAAGTATCCTGTACACTTATACCATTATAAGTTCCATTGATATTCTTACCTATGGTAGATTTGTATTCGCATCCACCATCTTCATCTGTAGCATCTTCCCCTGCATAATCATCTGCAACTCTATGACCTAGTAAACCTGCCATATAGATTTCTCTTGATCTTGCATAAGAGAATGGATCTCCCCATCCCTGTTCTTTACATAGATCATACATCTGTTCATACAGATCGCGATACTTTTCTTCGGGAGTCATAATCATTTTTGTATATGAATATAGTATAGCACAAAAAAACCCCTCTGCAAAGGGGTTGTGCCAGTATATTAATTGTCTT